CGCACAAGGCTACGTAGCTAGAGCTGTAGCAAAGAATAAAGGTGCCGAAGAAGTGGCACAAATGATAGGAGTCAACGAAGGTGTAAGACCAAAAGCTTACAAGGACACCGCCGGTAATACAACAATCGGAATTGGTTTCAACCTAGAGGACAAAACTAATCAACCCATCTTGGATTCATTGGGACTTAACAGAGAAGAACTAAAGTCCGGAAAGAGATCGCTGACTGATAAAGAATTATCTTCTTTATATAGTTACTCATTATCTAGAGCTATTAGTGATTTACAAAAGTTCGACCCCGATATTAAAAGCCGTCCCAAGAATGTACAGATGGCATTGATTGATATGTCCTACAATTTAGGATACAATAAGTTGAATACATTCAAGAAGATGAAAGCTGCTTTAGAAAACGATGACTACGCAACAGCAGCGGATGAAATGGTTGACTCCAAGTGGTACAAACAAGTTAAGACCAGAGGACCACGTACAGTAGCACTTATGCGTTCAGCAGCGGAATAATTTATGAGCCTAGAAACGGACTTACAATCACTCAGCAATCACGAGCACTTTGCTCGATTCCTACAAGTAATCTCTGACCTCCGGGAGGAAACAATAGAAGAGTTACATAACGCAAGTAACGAACAGATACAACAAATATCTGGGCGTATACTTACTTACGATCAGATATTACAGATGTGTGACTGGCGTAATTTAAAGACAAAATTTTCTGACAGAATTTAACTAATAATTATTTCATTATGTCCAAGCAATCAATATATCCACTCGGTATCAAGACTATATTATTAACGGATGAAACAAGTTATACACTTAGTGCTTGTGCAGCTTCCGAACCAATAATGTTAAGGAATCTAAGTTCCGCCGAGTGCACAGTATCTCCTATCAGTGGAGAAACTATAAACGGGGATTCATCCATTGTATTAAGACACGAAGCTTGCTGTTATTTGCATCCCAGCACTAACGGAACTGACTGGAAGTACATTCATCATAATAGTCCTAGTTTTATTGGATTTCCTTCTGGAAAAGGAGTAGGTGGATCCGTAACTCAATCAACAAGTATTACCACTGCTGTAACATTAAATAAACAAACTGGCAAGATAACTCTTTTTGCCCACGATTATTCCAATAACGATATTCAAACATTTGCTTTCAATAATTCATTTATTGAATCAGATGACATTATTGCTGTCAGTATGAGATCCGGTAGCAGTAAACTAAATGTTCAAGTTGATGCCGTCAATAATGGTAGCTGTACAATTTCAGTTGGAGATATTCATAATCAAAGTACTGGATCCATAAATGTTGTTTTAAATTTTGCTGTAATAAAAGGAGCAGTTGATTAATACACAATAAAAGATCTTTAAGAATTTAACTTGATATATAAGTTATAATATAATCATCGCCATCGCTCGGCGTTAAGGAGTGTAAACATTATGTCAAACGAAATCACAGAGGGAGTCGCTGAACCCTCAACAGAAACAACAGCGGAACAGTCAAGTAATATGTCAATGGCGGATTTTGTATCTCGCCGTTTGGGGCAACAGAATGAGGCGACTCAAGAAGAAGCTCCTATTGTTGAAGCAACAGATGAAGTAACTGAAGAAGCAGAGGTTGAGAGTACCGAAGCAGAAGTCAATGAAGAAATCGTTGCTGAACAAACTGAAGAACCACAAGGTTCTGAAGATGTTCTTTCACAGTTAGATCTAGATGAGATGTCCGAAGACGATCTTCGAGAATTATCCGAGAAGCTAGGAAGTAGAGCAGTCGCTCGATTCGGTGAGCTCACAGCAAAGCGTAAAGCAGCTGAAGCTAAACTGAAAGAGATGGAAGCTCAACTGCAAAATAATAATCCATTAGAAACTCAAGAAGTAGCCAACAATCCATACGCATCAGTAGATACGTTAGAAGGATTACAAGAAAAGGCGAAGGAAGTAACAGATGTCATAGAATGGGCAGAGGAAACATTATTCAATGCAGATGGCTACGGACCCGAAGATGTCGTAACTGAAGTTGAAGGAAAGGAATTAACTAAGTCAGATGTGCGTAAGAGTTTACTCAACGCTCGTAAGGCTCGTGATAAGTACCTACCGGCTCAGTTACAAACAGTTCAAAGAGTACAGCAGTCACATCAGCTCAAAGAAGCTTTTGATGCACAAGCTGAACAAGAACTAAATTGGCTACAAGGAGAAGATAATGACGTACGTAAAAACTACGAAGCTATGATTGGAGATCCAAGATTCGATTCACTACGAGGAAAAGCAGATCCAGAAGTTGCAGCTCAACTTAATTATCTGATGGCTCACGCAGCGAATAGTATTTATGGACGCAAACCGGTTAAAGAAACTCCAAAGAATACAACTCTTACTCCGCCGAAAACAGCTGGTACAGCTGCATCTCAATCTGAAAAAACTGTGGGAAAGTCCGTTAAGGCACTTAAAAATCTTAACCAACAATTTAGACAATCTGGCAACAAGAGTGATTTCATTACTCTCAGAACTCTACAATTAAAAAACCGATAATCCTAAATATATAATATAAAATGTCATTCTCAAATACATTCGATACTACAAATCCGGGATCTGGTGTTTCCAACAGAGAAGACTTGACTGATGTTTTGTCAATTCTTGCTCCCGAAGAAACTCCAATCCTTTCTTCTGCTTCAAAGCAGAAAGCTAGTTCAACATTTGTTGAGTGGACTGTCGACAGCCTAAGTGCACCATCAACTGCTGGTGTTGCTGAAGGAGCTGACGTATCAGCCTTCACTGACAAATTCTCTGGTCGTGCTCGCCTCGGCAACTACACACAAAAATTCCGCCGTGACTATATGGTATCAGACCTCCAAGAGGCTGTTGATTCCGTAGGTCCAGCTAAGATCGCTCAAGCAGAAGCTAAAGCAATCCGTGAAATCAAACGCGACATTGAAGCTACCCTCGCTGGTACTCAAGACCGCTCTGTTGAAAACGGTGCTGGTACAGCTTATGGTTTACGTGGTTTAGGTGATTGGATTGATTCAGCTGGTCCAGCTGATGTTCCAGCTGCTTTCCGTACTCCAGCTGCTTCTATCAATGCTACTGGAACTGCATTCACAGAAACAGTTCTTAACACAATGATCTCTTCGATTTATCGTGAAACTGGAACAGTTAATGATCTTATGTTAATTGCTGATACAGCTCTTCGTAACGAAATCTCTGATTTCGCACGTAGCGGTAACGCAAATGATGTACGTACAGTTAACTACAACGGCAGTGATTCAGAAATCAAACTATCTGTTGATTTATATCAGTCAGATCACGGTATCGTGTCAGTAGTAAACGGTAACCCGGATTGTATGCCAGCAGTAACTGGTGGTACAGCAAACGGTGCTGGATACTTAGTTAACCCAGAATACTACGGTGTTCACGAGTTAATTCCATTGGGCTCAACTCGCCTACCTAATATGGGTGGTGGTGAGCGTGGTTATGTTGATTGTTCTTTGACACTAGGTGTATACCACCCCGGTGCTCACGGTTACATCCAAGCTATTTCTTAATAATCTTAACAAAGGAGAAATTATAATATTATGGCAAGTGGAACAACAAACCTTACAGTAAACGAAGCTGCTTACGGCAGAACAGCTTACTACAAATTCGATTATCTTGATTTGCAAACATCTGGCTTCCTATCTAGTGGAGCTAGTGGTTTAATCGGTGCAGCTAACCAAGTGTTACTAGACATCATTCAACCGGGTGAGATAGTTTCTGACGTAACTGTTCAAGCAATCACAGCAGCAGTTGGTGATACCGATTTTACATTTGATGTCGGTACACTAGCGATTGATGACCCAGATAACTTATTGGATAATGTAGCACTCGGAGGAAGAGCTGCTAATGAATCATTCAGTAGTACAACTAGTGGTACATCTGCACACACTGGTAATACTGGTGCTAGTAACATTGGACTTCTTATGGAGTTCACTTCACTTACTGCAGCTAACTTAACAGCTGGTGAGTGGGTTATTGCGTGGAATGTGTCAACAGCACCAATCGACTACGTTTAAACCTTATTAAATTCTAGGTACGGGGGCATAAGCCCCCTACCTTTTTTTAATTTAAAACTACTTAAATACTTATGGATATTATTACGGACTTACCAAAGAGTTTCACAACTGGTGAAATCGATCAAGCATTTATGAATGAAATCAAAAGTGGTTTCAAATTAGAAAAAGAAACTGAGCACCTACGAGTAGCTCAAGCTGCAAAAGAAGCTAGTCAACTTAAAGGCAAAACTCATCCAACTTTAGGAAAGCCAGTGGCTACTATGCCGGCTCGTGAGTTCTTTCGACTAACTCAAAAATACGGTCACGATCAAGTGCACTCAAAAGAATTTTTAAAGTACTACAATAAGAAGTTCCCAGAACTTTCACCTAATCAAATATAATGCAAGTTAAAAGCTATACAGAACTCAAAGCACTCATACAAGCTTTAGCTGGGGTGAGTTCATTTACTACTGAAGAGGATTCTAAGATCCTTAGTTTTGTAAATCGCCGAGCTGCGGAAGCTTATAACTTGAGTCCATCTTGGGCTAGGTACTTAGTAGTATCAGAAGAAAGAACTATTACTACAGCTAATACTATCCCTTATACTCAAGCAACAAAGGATGATATAGGTGAATTTATTAGAATACATAGAAGGCAAGCTTTCTTAAATGACTCATCTTTGGAGTACGATTTTTACGTGGATTCAAACGGTGCAAATATTTTAAATATAGTAAACACAGAGGATACATCCGCATTTGTTACGTACAAAAAAGAATTAGCTCCATTTACTGTTGATTCAGCAGATATTCCACTAGAGTTCTTTTACTTCGTAGCTCACGCAGCTTACGCTGATTTCTTACGTATGGACGGTCAACACGGTAAAGCTCTGACCGAAGAACAAATAGCTAAAAACTATTTAGACATCGAGTTAGAAAAGATAGACATTCGCAATAATAATAATTCAATCAATCACAAATTTTCAACTTACGTCAATCGCCAAAGCCGCTGATTGCGTTGACACTTAATGTAAAATACTCATATGGCAAACTCATACGTAACCAACTTATATCCGAAGCCGACTCCCGGTGTAACTGACCAAACTCTTACAGTTGATGCAACTGCTGGAGGTGTACAGTTCGGAACTGCGTTTAATAGCTTGACTCGATATATTGTCCTTGATGTTCAAGGTGCAGATGTTCGAGTAACTTATGATAGCTCAGCTCCTACTAGCACAAACGGTCATATCCTTTTCGCTGGACGTTCTTACACTTGGAGTAAACAAGCAGCTGCCGCCGCTAAATTTATCCGAGACGGAGGTACAGACGCTACTATCCACGCTTCAGAATTTACTGATTAATTATGTCCTCCGAACTTCTAGGTTCCGCCCAAAATGTACTTAAGGGCAACCTTGGCGGTGCGTGGGATATTACCAACGGCTACCAAGATGCGTATACCGATCTAGGAATAGCTCGTAGATTCGGTGGTGCCGCAGCTGCGTACTCATTGCGAGACATTGGTGCAATGAATGGAAGGGTTGTCAAGGCTCGTAGAAGTGAAGATGATTTAGAAGAAGACTTCTCGGCTAATCAAGTACAAGATGGTACTTTAGAAAATTGGGTAAACGGTAAATTAGAAAGTACACTCCCAGCAGATGTAGCAACAGCCGCAGCTGCCTATAGTCTCCGTAAGGTAAAAGCTAGTTACAGCGGTGATGCAGTTCGCATTCGTAGAGGTGATACCGATGGTGAAGCAGATGTAGCATTTGACTCAGATGGAAAAGTTAGTAACGATTCTTTGGTTACTGTAATAACTGGAAGTGGAGATACTGGTTCAACTTTGTATACTTATCTGAGGGCAAACGACCCAGATGGAGCAGATGCTTATGTTGATACTTGGTACGATCAATCTGGGGTAAACAATGCAGTTCAAGAGACTGCCGCTAACCAACCAAAGATTGCAGAGAGTGGAGCATTGCTTGCTGATGGATTAAAATTTGATGGAAGTAATGATGTATTAGTTAGCACAAGTTTTAGTGCTACTCAACCGATTACTACATCTGCTGTATTTAAATCATCAAACACATCTGATTCACAAACTGTTGTAGGAGGTAGAACTTATAACTATATTATTCATCGTGCTGGAGGTGCTGCTACAGCTGGACTAAATACCGGAACATTGTATGCACCATTTAGTTCTATAACAACTAAGCAACTGATGACTACATTAGCTAATGGAGCTTCATCTACAGTTTCCCAAAATGGTGTTATCTCTAGCACTGGTAATGCTGGAACTGGTGACCAAACTGACTTAGGGATTGGCTCAAATGGAAATGGAGGCACAGCTGGTTCTGGAAGTGCTAAATTTGATGGAAGCATAGAAGAAGTAATTGTTTATGATTCAGA